ATGGGCCGGAACTCTAAGCAAGGGCCGGAAACGGAGGCGGAAACGTAATAATCGGACAGATGGAAAGCGGCCCACCGCTCCGAATCGGGAAACGGGAGAATGGCAATGCATTCGTGGGGTTTTCCTTCGTTTCGAATGCGCGGAGTTCTATCTATGCGGAGGCAGAGTTGGGCGAGTGTCTCTTTCATGGGATTTGATTTGATTTGATCGGCTTTAATTCGCCGCTATTCCCTACCGTTTCCGATAGGGAAGCGCGGGGAATCAAAGGGAATTGACGCACTCGCGCAGGATTTGACGGAAAGCGTCAACCTTCCGCATTAACTCCTTATCCGCAGCGTCAAAGCGCGCTTTGGATTGGGCGATTGAATCACGTTCTAATTTGAAAGCTTCGCGCCTAGCTTCACCGATTATTTTATCCGCTTGCTTGCGCGCTTCATGGATGGAAAACGCATAGGCTTCCGGCGGATAATCGCTTGCAATGGCCGATTCGATAGCTGGCAATTGATCGGTGAGCCATGGGCCGCAGTAAGAGTGAACGCCTAGCTTCTCGATTGCTTCGCGAATGATTTGGATTTCTTGGGATTTAGTCATGGGATTTGTGATTTGGATTTGGTTACCGATTGCAGGCTTCCGTTTCCGAAAGCCTGTCTATCGGGAATCAAAGCTTTGAAATCAGCCTCCAATTGCCCGAATACATCGAATAAGCGTAAAGTCTGAAATCAGAATCGGATTTAAAATCCATTCGAATGGTAAAGTTTCGGTTGAGAAGCTTTTCAAATACTTCGAAAGTGTAGGTCATGGGATTTGTTTAGTGGGGGATTCAGAATTGAGATTTAAAGAAAATCAGGAAGAAAGCATAGCTGGCGACGGCGTAGGCCGTGGCCACGAAGAGGATGGAAGCGAGTTTTTTGAACGTGGGTTTCATTGCTGAGGACAGACTAGGGGAGAGAGGGGAGAGAGTCAAAAGAATTTTTGTTTTTTCTTTTGAAAGAGAGTGAAAAGGGCCGGTTTCATTGGGGGAAACGAGGGGAAATAAATTCTAGGAAAGCGACTAGAGGAGGGGAAATGAAGGGGGAAAACTCGCCTTGCGAAACGGTACCTTGGGTTGCAAGGTACTTGGCATGAAAGGGAAGGCATGGGAAAAGGCAAAGTCGCTTTACTTGGCGGGGAAGTCATGGAAAGCAATTTCAAACGAAACGGGGATAGTTCAATCAACTCTGCAATCCAAGGCATCACGGGACGACTGGACGAAGTTTAGGAAGGGGATGCGTGACATAGTTTCTACTAAAGAAACTCAATCCCTAGAAAGTCTATCGGCTTTAGTGCGTTCTAAGCTCGCCGCAGATGCCGCTTCTACGCTTGAGCGCGTTGACTCTTACGACCTTGACGGCCTGAAGGATGAGGCAACTCGCGAGACGATACTGAACAGCGTAGCTAAGCGGAGCGCGCTTGTGTTCGGCTGGTCTGAGCAAGGTGAGGCAACGTCGGTGTCGATTAATCTGCTTGGATCGATGCCTGACCGATTCGCAGAGGTAGTCGTGAGCAATCCCGTTTGAAGTGAATATAACAGCCATTGTACAACGGGGGAAAACTTATCGTCAGGATAAGTAAATCTAATGGGATAAAAGGATTGTTTTTCCTAGGATTGGCACACTTTGTGAGGCAAAGTAGGGCACCCCCCTTTTAGGGTGGGCTTCGTTTACGATACCCCCCTCAAAAATTTTCCGTCTTTTTGACCATGTTAAGTAAAATTAAAATTGGTCAAGTTATTTCTCTCAATCAAGCTGAGAGGAAGTTGGCCCACTTCGTAGCCAAGAATCGTTCCGGCAATAATCGTCATTTCAACGTGACGAACTTAAAGATAAGCGCGGATGACCCTGCGACGGTGGATCTGGAAGGCGTATGCGGCGAGATAGCCTTCTGTAAGCTATTTAATGTCTATCCCGACATCGACACGGATCGAGAGCCTCCGCACCCGCTCTACGACGCGATTATCCCGCCCATTCCACCGGGCATTCGCATCGATGTGAAGACGACGAAGTACGAGAATGGAAAGCTACTGGTCGATGCGCGCAAGGGTTCCAAGACCGATGGCGTGGATTTCTACGCGCTGATGACGGGTCAATTTCCCGGTCCGTATACGTTCCGAGGCTTCATAGCGAAGGAACATATCATCCAGCCGCATAGAATCGGAACGCTCATCAAAGGATTCAAAACCTACATGGCAGATCAGTCGGAGCTAACCGATAGTATTCCCGAGCAAGACTTATTCTAATTGACTCGTGATACATAAAATGTATCCATCCGGCTTATCGACCCTAAGCAAGGCGGAGGCTTGGTCAGCCATCGCAAAACTGTCTAAGCGGCAATGACGCTCCGCATCGGTCAGCGCGTAGGTCCGGTCCGCCATCGTTTGATGGACGGATAGAATGGCCTACCAAATGCAGATAACGTCGGTTTAATTTTTCTCAATATGGCTTGTCCCAATGTCTTCAACGCCTTCGCCGTAGCGACTGAGTCGCTCGCGCAGGACGTCTATAAACGCGCCTCGTACCGCTCGATGTGGCTCAATATGATTGAGCGCGGAGAGTATCCTCAAGGTACTGGTTTGACCCAGACCTCGTACAACACGACCAGCATCGAGCCGACTTCGGCTGAGGAGTGGTCGGCCATTACCCTTGCGAGCGGTAACCCCGGCGACAACGGCGGCGCTTGCGATGTCACTTATAGCGAGGTTCCGGTTGGTTTTAATTCCGTCACTTGGAGTCCTGAGCGTTTTGCGCTCAAGGGTCCGCTCTTGTGTAAGGATGACCTGACCTATGACCACCGCGTCGAGGCGTTCTTGCGCGTGTACTTGGAGAAGCTCTCGATCCGCGCTCAGCGTTCATGGGAGACTCGCTATCAGAATACGTTCGCGAAGTTCGCGATCAAGGCAGTGGCCGACTCGTCCTTTACTCAGGTCGAGACGATTCCCTCCGGCGTGAATGAGTTCCCGTGGATTCAGACTGGATCAGTCGGTCAGGCGCTCAATCAGTCTACCTCCGAGTTGACTCAGGAGATGCTGGATGTCGCGGCTTCTACCCTCATTCGCAACGGTGCGACGAATCCTGATAGCTCTGGTTTCATCAGCTACAGCAGCGATGGTCCGGTGTTCCCGTTGTACATCGGCTTGGAGGCTTCGCAGCGTATCGCTCAGAACAACCCGGCGTTCCGCGATGACTTGCGCTTCGCTGATCAGGGCAGTGGCGCTGGAGCGGAGTTGCTGAAACGGATTGGTGCGAACCGGGTGATTAAGAACTATCGCCATGTGCCGAATCTGTTCCCGCCCCGTTTCACCTATGCCGGTGGCAAGTACACGCTGGTTCAGCCGTTCACCAGTTCGAGCGGCACCAAGGGTACTGTGTTCAGCGTCAATTCGAGCTGGACGACCGCTCCTTTCGAGGCTGCGTTCATCGTGACTCCGTATGTGTTCAAGAGCCACATTGTGCGGCCCGTCAATCGGGTTGGCGATCTGAGCTGGATGCCGACCAACTACATGGGCGAGTGGCAGTGGGTGACGGGTGCCTACAAGTTCAATACGGACTGCGAAGATCCGTTGGAGAAGAAGGGTCAGCATTATGCTGAGTTCGTTCACGCAAGTGAACCAATATTCACAAACCAGGGAATGACCATCATCTTCCGGCGTTGCACAGGCAGTTTAACCCAGATCATCTGCTCGTAATCGATCAGAAGCTCATACGAAAGATCCGCAGGCGTGAAAATGCTTGCGGGTTTTTCTTTTTGGGACATCGTTGCCTCGGTTGAATCAATAGGTTGAATGTCTTGTAAATCGCCTCAAAACGAGGCACCCCGTCACTGGCCCGAAAAGTTAGTGGCGGGTTTTTTATTGCCCGTTATCGCTTAGACATTGACATCCCAATGGGTCGCGTAATGCTCCCCGTATGCCGTCATTCACGATTCCAAAAGGCGTAGAAATCCCCGAGAACCTTGCGGAGGGCGAAGCGTTCCAGACTATGGCGACTATCGTTCTTGGTAAGGGCGGCAAAGCGGAGGTCATCGAGATTGATGGCGTGGCCATTCCCGGATACGAGAAGAAATCCAAGGGCAAGAAGCTGGCCGAGCGCGGTGAGGAGGAGGAGATGGAGATGGAGGAGGGTGCGACTCCCGGCGGCGGTGGATTTATCGCCGAGGTGATGCAGCGCGGCGCTGGTCCGATGGCACGATAACCATTTTTCAATAGAACGATATGCCAAACATCACATGCGACGAGGCGGCAACGCTCATCAACGAGGCGGCGTCGCTGGGATGTCGCTCACCGTGGGAGGTTGAGTTGGCCAAGCTGGCGCTGGAGAATCGCATTGCGACGTATCTTCAGGGCGGCGGCGCGACACGCGGTGCGTATCGGTCGGTAGCGACGAGCGGCAGTGTGGTAAGCGGTGATTACTTTCTGATCTGCGATGCTACGGCGGGAGCGATTGTCCTGACTCTTCCCCCGGCGGCGTTGGTTGCTGGTCGTATCTACGTTTTCAAGCGCATCAATGCTGGCGCGAATACGGTGACGGTTGATGCGTATGCGTCCGAGACGATTGATGGCGCGGCCACACATGTGCTGTCCCCGCAATGGAATTCGATTACCATAATTTCGAACGGTACGGCTTGGTTCATCACTTCGCATCCGTTCTAAAATATCATGGCAAACATTTCTTGCGCCGATGCGGCCACACTAATTGCGGAGGCTCAGGGAGCTTCGTGCATGAGTCCGCGTGAACGCATTCTGCTGGAGATTGGCCTACTCTGGGAGGCGGCGACGCTTGGCGGAACGGCGGATATCACGGCGGATAACACGGTGATAAGCGCGGACGTGACGATCATCACGGCGGACATGACCGAATTTCTGTAGGTCAACGTAACATTCATTTAGTCATATATGTCAAAGCAAACCATCAATATCGGCGCATCGCCGAACGACGGAACGGGGACGCCGCTGCGGACCTCGTTCGATTATACCAACCAGAACTTCACTGAGATATACACCGCTCTTGGCGGTGGTGTCGCCCTTCCCGGCGCGACGACTCAGGTCATCTTCAATGATGGCGGAACGAATCTGGCAGGCGATGCTGGTCTGGTTTACAACAAAACAACCGATGCGCTGACCGTTGCCGGACTCGTTACCGCTGGCTCCGCCACCATCACCGGCGATCTGACGGTGCGGACGAGTAAACTGTTCGTAAATGCGACGGGAGTGGGTATTGGCAACACAGGTCCGCTTTCGGCATTAACTGTGTCCAGCCAAACAGATGCTCGACTCAGTGTTAGAACGACCGAATCTGTTTTTGGAACCATTGCTGGAGGGACAGCACTTGATTCGTTGAATGATGCGGGTAATGCCTTGGTTCCATTTGGCTGTCGAGGAAGCACGATATCATTTGCAGCTTCGGGTCAAAATATTGGACTACAACTTGACGCTTCTAGCAACGTCAATGTTCCTCTCGGCAACGTAGTGATGGGTACGTCCGGCAAAGGCATCGACTTCTCCGCGACTGCGAGCGGCAGCGGAACGATGACCTCCGAGCTACTGAACGATTACGAGGAGGGGACGTGGACTGGATCGTTGCTGGGCGTTACAACCAACCCTACTGTTCCTGTTACTGCGACTGGCAGTTATACAAAAATTGGAAGAATTGTTAGAATTGCAATTCAATTTTCAAACGTAAGCACCGTAGGAGCATCTGGACAACTAACTGTTTCAGGAATACCTTTCACAAATTCTTCTATTGCTGCTATTGGAAATGCCTTTATAGGAAATAGTATTGTTACAATTACTGGTCCTGTATTTTCAGCAGTTGGAAGCGGAGCATCATCAAATGTTGATTTAGTCTGCCAACTA